TTACTATACAGTTTCCAACTGCTGACACTTCGAACGCTATTATAAGAATTTCGTAGGAGGCTCTTATGGCTTTGATCATTAACGATCGTGTCAAGGAGACAACGACAACAACTGGCACAGGAGCTGTTACCCTTGCTGGTGCTGTTGACGGTTTTGAAACCTTTGGTGCAGGCATAGGAAATAGTAATGAAACTTTCTATTGTATTGCACATAGATCTCTAAGTCAGTTTGAGGTAGGAAGAGGCACACTTAATGGTAGCTCATCTACACTTACTCGTAATACGATTTTATCATCAAGTAATAGTGACAGTGCAGTAGATTTTTCTGCAGGAACAAAAGAAGTATTTTGTACATTGCCAGCAAAAGAAACTCCTTCTCCTGTAATGAATGCACAAACTTTTGTTAACACACACAGTAGTACAATTAGTGAAACACAGACAATGGATTCTGGTGTTTTAGCTGGTCCTGTTACAGTTACAGGATCTTTAACAATTACAGGTAACTTGTTTGTATTATGAGTCAGATTGAAGTAGATAAGCTCATACCACAGTCAGGTACAGCTCTTCAAATAGGAGAAGCAAGTGATACAATCACAGTTCCTGCAAGTGCAACACTTACTTTAGCATCTGGTTCTACTTTAAATGCATCTAGTGCAACGGTTTCATTACCAACTGGTGTTGGTGGAACATCTTGGCAAGCTGAAAAAACTGCTAATTTTAATGCAGTAGCTGGTGAAGGTTATTTTATAAATACAACAGGCGGAGCAATTACAGCTACTTTACCAGGTTCGGCAACACTAGGAGATGAAATAAGATTTATTGACTCTTCTGCTACAGCAGATACACACAACATAACTATTGGAAGGAATAGTCACAAAATTCAAGGTGCTACATCTGACATGACAGTAAGCACTGAAAGAGCTGCTTTTGGATTAGTTTATTCAGGAGCTTCTCAAGGTTGGCTATTAATGGATAAATAACATGGGTAATTATAAAGATTTAAAATATTCATTTCCTACTTCAGCAATTACATCAGGTACATTTGCTGATGCTAGAATTGCAGCATCTAATGTAAATCAACACGCAACAACTTTTGATGATAACCAAATCATAAATGATTTATCTACTTTAGGATTGAGAGTTCACACACAAGAAAATTTATCTGGTTCTAACACTAACTCATCCTCTTTCGATGTTTTTCAAGATTCAACTAAAATTACAAGTTTAACTAATGCTGAAAGAAATAGTTCTGAATACATAAGTGCTGTTGGTACAACGCAATCTGAAATTTCTTATTCTGGTGGTACTGCTTCTGCTAGTTCAACTGCTGGTGGTAGTTATGGACCAGCTACAGCTTTTGCAAATAACACATCTCAATTTGCAACTGGTAGTGGAACAAACGATACTGATACTTGGTATCTTTCAATGGACTTTGGAAGTGGTAATGAAAAAGTTATCACTGGATATTCTTTAGATGTTGGTGGTAGTACTTTTGGTAATGGCGCTCCTTGGGGTTGGACTTTTAGAGGAGCAGACAATGCAGGACTTGGAACAGGGCCAGCTGTTTTAGATACTGTTTCTAATAATAATGGTGGCTCAAATCCTTATTCAGCAACTTTTGCTAATAATACTACTGCTAAAAGATTTTGGGGTCTTAATGTTACATTAAGTGGCTCTAATCAATATATTTATGTAACTGAGTTAAATTTACTTGAAAATGTTTCTACAGTAAATGCAACTGGCTCTTTTCAAGGAACAGCAATTACAGCAAGTTCATCAACAAACAAAATGGGGGCAGTAATAACTTATCAAGATAACGCTGGTACCAATACATTAAACACGGATATAGTATTACAATTATCTGCAGACAATGGAAGTAACTTTGCTACAGCTACTCTTACAGCTTTACCAGATTTTGCCACAGGAATTAAAATGGCAAAAGTAAATGATTTGTCCGTAACAGCAGGGACACAATTAAAATATAAAATTAGTTTTGCTAACCAAGCTAGCGGTAGTAAAGAAGCAAGAATAAGAGGAGTATCATTACAGTACTAATATGACATCAGAGATTAAAGTAAATACGATCAAAAAAAATACAGGATCGACAATTACGATTGGAGAAACTGGTGATACAGTAACTATACCTGCGGGTAATATTGCTGTTGATGGTAAAATTTTAATATCAGCGCAAGATACAACAAGAAATTTTCTACAGTCTAAAATTGTTGCAGGCACAAATATAACTGTAACTTTGAATGGTGCTGGTGGTAATGAATCGATAACTTTTAGCGCTTCAGGCGAAACAAAACCAACCATATCATCTATTAGCCCTACAGTCATAACAAACGATGCAACCAATGTAACTATTAATGGATCAAACTATGTATCAGTGCCAATAGTAGAAGCAATAAACTCAACTGGTTCTATAACGTCAGCAAACTCAATTACATTTAATAGTTCGTCTCAATTAGTTGCTAATTTTACGTTAGCTACTGATGGCACATATTTTATTAGAATTGAGAACAATGATGGTAACGCTGTTCGTAGTGGGTCAGCAATACTGACCGTATCTGACGTGCCAGCATGGACCACATCTGCGGGTAGTTTAGGAACTATAAGTGCTGGGGGCACTATTAGTTTTACAGTTGCAGCAACAGATGCAACTTCTTATGCAGTCACGTCAGGCTCTATGCCAGGAGGTGCAAGTCTTAATGCTAGCTCAGGTGCTATTACAGGTACGGAAACTGGGTCTACTGCAACTACAACTTATAATTTTACCATAACTGCAACTGATGCTCAGGGGCAAACTGCTGCCAGAGCCTTTTCAATTACAGTTACTCATGGTATAGGAAATGCAATGAGGTTTGATCCATAATGGCAACATATTTATCAAGATCGTTTACTGCAGATAATACAAGCAGATCAATATTTACAGTTAGTGCTTGGATTAAAAGATCAGTTTTAAGTAGTGCACAAACAGCTATAAGTGCGTCAACAACAAGCAATTTCAATGACAAAATAATTGGTTTCAGATCTGATAATACTCTTGAAGTTAACAATGTTGCAAGTGGCAGTGCTGCAATAGAAGTAATAACAAATAGAGTATTTAGAGATACTAATGCTTGGTACCACATTGTAGTAGCCATTGATACAACACAATCGGCAATTGCAGATGGAGTCAAACTTTATGTTAATGGTGTTAGAGATACGGACTTTTCTGGAAGTCCCACTTATACTCAAAGCGCAACTTTTGAAATTGGTAGAAATGGATCTGCAACAGCTATTGGTAGATACGAAAGTGGTTCATCACAATACTTTGGTGGTTACTTAGCGGATGTACATTATATTGATGGTCAACAAAAATTACCAACTGATTTTGGAGAAACCGATTCTACAACAGGAATATGGAAACCAAAAACCTATGCAGGCACATATGGAAATAATGGATTCTTATTAGAGTTTAAAAATTCTGGAGCATTAGGAACCGATACTAGCGGTAATTCTGAAACATTTACAGTTAATGGTGCTGGAACCAATGCTCAAGTAACAGATACACCAAGTAATAATTTTGTTACTATGAATCCATTAGCAAACAGATTTCCTAGTTCTACTTTTACTAAAGGTAATTTATCAGTAGCAATGGGATCCTCTCAAGCTACTTTTAATGTAGGCACTTTTGGTGTAACAAAAGGTAAATGGTATTTTGAAATGAAGCCAACAGCTTTAGGAAGTGGCACCGATAACTGTTTGATTGGAGCTGTTTCAAGACCAGACTCTACTGGAACATCTGATCATTTAGGTGAATCAACGTCTGTAGTATATCGTAATAACGGCACAGTAAAATATAATGGTACTAATTATGCAAGCCAAGGACCATCTTTTACTACGAGTGATATTATAGGTGTTGCTTTAGACATGGACAATAATAGAATTACATTTAGTAAAAATGGACAATGGATAGATGGTTCAGGAAATGCTGATGAAGCTAACCCTACATCATTTTATACTTTTCCAACTACAATGCAAAATGATGGAATAGCTTTTCCTGCGATGGGAGATTTAAGTACAAATAATCCTAGTGTTACAGAAGAATTAAATTTTGGTAATCCAACTTTTACAATTAGTTCTGGTAACGCAGACGCAGCTGGATATGGAAACTTTGAATATGCAGTGCCATCAGGGTATTATGCTATTTGCACTAGAAACCTTAACACATACGGATAATATTATGCCTTATACAACAATAAACGACCCTTCAGCACATTTTCAAACAGCCACTTACACAGGGACAGGTTCATCAAATACAATAACAAACGATGGAAATTCAAATTTACAACCAGATTGGTTGTGGATTAAGAAAAGAGCAGGTGGTTCAGATAGGGCACATCAATTATATGATAGCAATAGAGGAGCAACAAAATTAATACATAGTAACACTGATGGTGCTGAGTCAACAACGTCTACAGGATTATCAACTTTTAATACAGATGGATTTACAGTAGTTTCTGATGATGGAGCTAATGGAAATGGAAATACTTATGTAGGTTGGCAATGGAAAGCTGGTGGAACAACGCCAACTAAAACATATAGAGTAGTGGTCGTATCTGATAGTGGTAATAAATACAGATTTAGAAATTCTACTAACACAGCAACTTTTGCACAAAGTGCAGTCACATTAGAATTACAATCTGGCGGGACATATACATTTGATCAGTCTGATAGCACCGTAGCATCACATCCTATGAAATTTAGTACAACTTCAAACGGAACACATGGTGGTGGTACTTCATACAATACGGGAGTTACTTATAAACTTGATGGTTCAACTGTAACAGAATCAGCTTATGTGTCTGGTTTTGCCTCAGCTACGACAAGACAAATTATATTGAATGTACAAAATACAACAACACTTTACTATTACTGTCATTATCACTCTGGTATGGGTGGACAGATAGATCAAAATGCAACTTTTGGACAAACAAATTTTGATGGATCAATTTTATCTAGATCAACTGAAAACGCAACATCAGGATTTAGCATTGTCAGACATGCAGGAACTGGAAGTGCAGGAACTATTGGACATGGATTAGGAGTTGCGCCACAGCTTATAATCACAAAAAATCGATCAGCCACCGCTGATTGGGCAGTTTATGATGCTGGAATTGGTAATCAATATTATTTAGAATTAAACACTAGTGATTATAAAGCTACCGCAAGTTCTGTATGGGGAGATACTACACCAACAGCTTTAAGTTTTACTGTTGGAGGAGCAAACACTAAAAACAATTCCAGTAGTAATAATTTTATTTCATACTGTTTTACATCAATAAAAGGTTTTAGTAAGATGGGTGCCTACACAGGTAATGGTAACTCAGATGGAGCATTTATTTATACAGGATTTAAACCAGCTTGGGTAATGTTTAAAAGAACAAACGGGACTAACGATTGGCTTATATTTGACAATAAAAGAGACCTACATAATTTAACGGGCAATGTTTTATACGCAAATATTAATGATGCAGAACAAGCTGATAATCTACATTCTGGCTCACTAGATTTGTTATCTAATGGATTTAAGATGAGAGAAACAGGAAATAGTGGTAACGGAAGTGGTGCATTATATTTCTATTTGGCATTTGCTGAATCTCCACTGG